CCGGCTCTGTGGCTTCGGTCTTATACCGTGTCCGCAAAAGCTGGTCGGATGCCAAGAGCCAGAAGGGTGCTTTCAACAATCTGGATAATGCCAAGAGATGCGCTGACTCCAATGCGGGATATTCCGTGTATGATGAGAGCGGAAAAGTTGTCTACACCGGAAAGCAGACCGGCTCTGGAAGTTCAAGCGGTTCTTTCCTGGTACAGGTAACAGTAACAGATCTGAATATCCGCAAAGGCCCCGGAACGAATTACGCCAAGACCGGGAAGTATACGGGGAAAGGCGTATTCACCATTACCGAGGTAAAATCCGGCACGGGTTCCACCGCGGGCTGGGGAAAACTCAAGAGCGGCGCTGGCTGGATTTCCCTGGATTACTGTAAGCGTCTTTAAGCAAAACGAGGAAGAACAGGATTGCCCGCAGGCTGTGCGAGAGATGCATGGCCTGCGGGCCTTATTTTTTGCTTGCGATACCCCCTCAAAACAGCACTCAAATCTCCGTATGTTGAGGAGGTGTCAGTGTGAAGAAAGAAGATATGATTGCCATCGGCAATATGAGATTACAAGGCAAAAGCGCGGGAGCGATAGCCGTTGCGCTGGGTCTGTCCGTCAATACTGTGAAGTCTTATCTGCGCAGGCATCCGGATATGGGATGCACCCATTTCTGCCCGCAGTGCGGGAAACCGGTCATGCAGGCCGAGGGGCGCAAGGAAAAGAAGTTCTGCTCTGACCAGTGCCGCAGCCGCTGGTGGAACAGCCACCCATCGGAGATCAATAAAAAGGCTTACTACCGGCTGGTATGCCATCAATGCGGAAAGGAGTTTGAGGTCTATGGGAACAGCAGAAGGAAATATTGCTGCCGGGAATGCTATTGGAAACACCGGAAAGAAAACGGAAACTGCGTATGAGCCAGAGAACCTGATGGCCTACCGGGTTTCCCTCTCATTGATTGACAGGCTCTTTTCCGAAGGGGTGATTACTGCCGCTGACCGCCGGAAATCCTACACAATTATCGCCAAAAGGCACGGCTTATCTTTGGACAGCATTTTCACAGAAAAGACTTGATATTATAGCCGTTCAGAGTGATGAATAGCATACGCCAAAAAGGCGGAAATTGATACAAGGAGGGACAAAGCATGGCGGGAAGAATTACCCAGGTCACATTTGGCTCCCCGCAGTTGCCGAGAGATAAAAATGTGGCGGCGTACTGCAGGGTGTCCTCTGGCAAGGATGCCATGCGTCATTCCCTGGCTGCACAGGTGAGCTATTACAGCGAACTGATCCAGAACCACGCCGGCTGGGAATACGCCGGCGTCTATGCGGATGAAGCTGTGACCGGGACCAAGGATTCCAGGAAGAATTTTAAAAGGATGCTTTCGGAGTGCAGGGCGGGAAAGATTGACATGGTCATCACAAAATCCATCTCACGCTTTGCCAGGAATACGGTCACACTTCTGGAGACCGTGCGGGAACTGAAAACGCTGGGTGTGGACGTTTACTTTGAAGAACAGAACATCCATTCCTTAAGCGCAGACGGAGAATTGATGCTGACGATCCTGGCATCCTATGCGCAGGAGGAAAGCCGCTCAGCCAGTGAGAACCAGAAGTGGCGCATCAAGAAGAATTTTGAGGAAGGCAAGCCCTGGAGCAGTACCCTGCTCGGCTACCGCAATGTGAACGGACGGTATGAGATTGTGCCGGAGGAAGCGGAAACCGTACGGATGATTTTTGCATGGTATCTGGAAGGGGCTGGTGCAACGGCCATACGGAACCGCCTGAATGCAATGGGCATCAAAACACGGCTCGGAAACTCGTGGAGCAGGAGCCCCATTTTAAAGCTGCTGCGTAATTATGCGTATACCGGGAATCTGATCCTGCAGACGACCTACCGGGAAGACTACATCACAAAAAGGAGCGTCAAGAACAATGGGGAAAAACCGATGTACCATGCGCAGGGTACCCACGAGGCTATCATTGACATGGATACCTTTAACCGGGTGCAGGAGGAGATCCAGCGCAGGGCGGAGCATTTCGCAAGCCCGGATGGAAACAAATCTACTGCGAGATACCCGTTTACCAGCATGGTAAAATGCAGCCGGTGCGGGAAAAGTTATGTGCGCTCAGGGTCCCCGAAATACCGGACCTGGACCTGCCACACCCGGAGGAAAGACGGATTGAATTGCTGTGGCGCGGAGATTATCCCGGAGGAAGAACTGTTCAGGCTGACGGCGGAGGTCATTGGTGGTGAAGTTACGGAGGATGCCGTCAGGGACAAGATAACGGTTATCAGAGCGGAAAAAGACCGCACTTTGGTATTCTGCTTGAAGGACGGAAAAGAAACCGTTAAACAGTGGAGGGAGCATGAAATCAAGTATATCTGTACAGAAGAACAGAAACGGCAGATCAGCCTGAAAAACTCTGGCCGGAAACGTACAGATGAGCAGAAACGTCAGCAGAGTGAGCGCATGAAAGAATACTGGAGAACCCATGAATTTCCGGAGGAACGGCGCAGGCTCATAAGCGAAAAAAAGAAAGCCTACTGGAGTGACGGTGAGGCATCTGCGGAACACCGGGAGATGCTGCGTCAGCGGATGAAGGAAGTCAGGACCATGAGAAAAAAACGGCGGGAAGGAGGAGAACGATGGCTAATGTGACAGTCATTCCTGCAACAAGGAATATCCATACCGGAATCCGGAAGGATGCGGTAACGAAGCGGAAAACGGCGGGTTATGCCCGTGTCAGCACAGACAGCGAGGAGCAGTTGACCAGCTACGAAGCGCAGGTCGATTATTACACGAGCTACATCCAATCCCGGCCGGAATGGGAATTTGTCAAAGTATATACAGATGAAGGGATCAGCGCGACCGACACCCGTCACAGGGACGGCTTTAATGAAATGATAAGGGATGCCCTGGATGGGAAGATAGACCTGATCGTGACAAAATCAGTATCCCGGTTCGCAAGGAATACGGTGGACAGCCTCTCTACAGTGCGGAAGCTGAAGGAAAGAGGCGTGGAGGTTTATTTCCAGAAAGAGAACATTTTTACATTTGACTCCAAAGGCGAGCTGCTGATTACCATCATGAGCAGCCTTGCGCAGGAGGAATCCCGCTCCATCTCGGAGAATGTTACCTGGGGAAAGAGAAAGCGTTTTGCAGACGGCAAAGTCAGCCTTGCGTACAGCACCTTCCTCGGATACAAGAAAGGCGAGGACGGGCAGATGGAGATTGTGCCGGAGGAGGCGGAAACCGTAAGGCTGATTTACCGGATGTTCATGCAAGGGAAAACGCCTTATGCCATTGCAAAGTATCTGACAGAGCAGGAGATTCCCACGCCGACCGGGAAAAGCGAGTGGCGTCATAGGACGGTGGAAAATATCCTGACCAACGAAAAATACAAAGGCGATGCCCGTTTGCAAAAGTGCTACACGGTGGATTTCCTCTCTAAGAAACGGAAAACGAATGAAGGTGAAGTGCCGCAGTATTATGTGGAGGGCAGCCATGACGCCATCATTTCCCCTTCCGAGTGGCAGTTGGTACAATTGGAGATGGAGCGCCGGAGGGCGGCGGGAAGGAGCAATTGCTGCAGCCCGTTTTCCGCCAAGCTGAAATGCGGGGACTGCGGGGCATACTTCGGCTCTAAGGTGTGGCATTCCAACAGCAAATATAAGCGCACAGTCTGGCAGTGCAACGCCAAGTTTAAAGGAGAACATAAATGCACGACGCCCCATCTGTATGAGCAGAGGATACAGGAATTGTTCCTGGAAGCGTTGAGCAGCCTGATGGAGAACAGGGACAGCCTGATTGATGACTGCCGGGCGGTTATGCACGTTTTAGGTGACTGCAAGGCAATCGACCGGGAGATGGAAGAGGTCAGAAGTGAAATGGAAGTGACCACGGGGCTGATCCAGAAGCTGATAGACGAAAATGCCACGAGGAAAATGGACCAGAATGATTACCGGAAACGGTATGACGGATACGTCAGCCGGTATGCCGCATTGGAAAGCAGGATGGACAGCCTGGAGAAAGAACGGAAAGAGAGGGAATTCAAATATGATATTTTCAGCGGATTCCTGTTCGAGCTTGGGGAGATCCATGAACTGCCGCTTGCCTTTGATGACCGGCTGTTCTATCAGTTAATTGATTATGCTACGGTTTATTCAGATGGCAGGGTGGTCTTTACTTTCAGGAATGGGACTGAAATCACAACGGAGATGTAAAAATAAGCCCGGAACCAGATTTTGAGCGTTGGGTTCCGGGCCTTTCTCTGTGGTGGATTCTCAGGCGGATTTGATGTAAAATAAAAACGATAGCAAATCGAAAAACGGTAGGCTTCCTTTAATAGGAAAGAACGCGGCTGCTCAGTCTGGAATTGCAAGTCGAAAAACGATACCCAATACCATGTGGGTGCGCGGGGAAGAATGAAAAAGTACATATATTGTGGTGTTTTCGTAAATTAAAAAACGATAGCCACAAGAAGTTGATTGTATCAATTTGGACACGCAATATGGTGGAGCGACGCGCCTATGGCAGTTTACACTTTCCTGGAATCTTACGACTTTGCCGACAAAACT